TCCACTATAGAGCGGAGGGTGAGTGTATGCTTTCCTTTAGATAAATCTAACTGGAAGTAAGAGCGAGAGGCACGAAGTTATGGCGCATATGCTGGAGACAGACACTAAGGGCGTAGCAAAGATGGCGTACGCAGACCGTGAAGTGCCATGGCACCGCCTAGGAGTGCCCATGAAGGGCTTACAGACAGCAGAGGCGATGCTTCAGGCAGCGCAGGCTGACTTTGACGTGGTTACAACGAAGGTCGCAGTCGTTGACGCTGATGGCAGTTTGATTAGAAATCCTGACGGCACACCGATTCTCATCAAAGACAGCCGAGCGACAGTAAGAGTGAACCCTGATGGCACCTTTGACGGACTGGCCACCGTAGGCACTCGCTATGTGGTACAGCAAAACCGTGAGTGCTTGGACTACGCCCTCGCAATAGTCGGGGCTTCCAAGGGAGACGCAGTAGTGGACACTTGTGGCGTGCTTGACGAAGGCAGAGAGTTCTTTAGTTCGCTTGACTTGGGCGCTCTCGTCATTGACCCCACGGGTATCAACGACAAGATAGACCGTTACCTACTGGTTCGCAATGGTCACGATGGCAAGACAGCGATTACGTTTGCCAATACCTCAATTCGTGCGGTATGTAAGAACACGGTAATTGCCGGTCAGGCATCTGCTCGCCGGGTGTTCACCGCCCGGCATACTCGTAACGCAGATAGCGCTATAGAGGAATCGCAAAAAGTTCTAGAAATATCAACTGAGTGGGCTAAGTCATTCCAACTGACAGCGAATCGTTTGCTAGCCGTAAAGGTTCCACCACGAAGTGCGCAACTAGCAACGATACTTGACAAGGTGTTTCCGGGAGAATCAAACGGTACGGATAGACAAAAGAAAAACCGTGATGGAGTAGTAGCGCTTGTTCGTGGAGTCTATGACAATGAGCGAAATGCCGGTGGCTACGGGTACAACGGATGGAGTGCATACAACGCTATTGCTGAATACCTTGACCATTATCGTGATGCAAAAGCAGATGAGCGCGCGCTCGCTTCAATGAATAACAATTCATGGGTGACGCAAAAGAAAGTATTAGCACAAGAAGTTATCCTGTCGCTGGCTTGACAGTTGTCGCAAGTATCATTGACTACTAGAGCCCCGGTATAGCGGAAGGCAGGCTTATGGACGAAGACTTTGAGTTTGATGGCGAAGACGGCGATATCCCCTCAAGGGAAGAGCTTGCTGTATGGCTGAGCGAGTTCATGACCCACACCGCAGAAGCAGAAACAATGTATCGCGCCCACTTCTGCGACTTAGTAACTAATCGTGTCTATGACGAGTTCGGTTACGAAGGTCTCTGCGAAATGCTGATGAGCATAGATAAGCGTGGCCACTGGATTTCCGACATTCTGATAGAAAACAACGACATTGACGACATTCTCTTCAAAAAGTACGGTGTTTACGACATTGAGTCAATAAAAAAGGCACGGAGCACAAGCGCAATGGCCGAAATGAATCAAAAGATTTGGAAGTTACGCAGAAAGTACGCAAAACTAATTGCTGACGAACTAATGGGCAGAGTTCCAACCCAAAAAACCGAGTAAGCCCCGCCACACGCGCAGGCGAGGGGCAAGGGTTGCCAGCCCCAGCCCCCGCCTCTGTGGGTTACTCGCCCCACGAGTGGTTGTGGTGAAACCAAGCGATTTGAGCTTCGCTTGACAAGCCACCACCAGCGACGTAACTCATAATGAATTCCGCCCGCTGTTCCTGCTCGCAGATGCTTCGCTGCAACTCAAAGAATTCCTCCTCTGAAGCGAAACCCTCCTTTTGCCACTCTTCCATTTTGCTCACCCCCTTTCATTTGGGCTTGTTTGCCTTGCGGCAACGCAAGCTTAGTACACCAAATACCAAATTTCCAAAGTACTAGACGGCCGGGGCTTATCTGTGTCGGTTGAGCAAGTCAAGCACTAATTGTGTAGCGCCACCACTAGCAGCAAACTCCCCACCTTCTGTCGCAGCGTTCACTACCTTGCGTTTTTTCTCAATAAGTGCATAAATCTCTTGGTCTATCGTGTTGTCAGTAAGCATATAAGTAGCCGTGACGCTTCCTTTTTGACCAATTCTATGTAGGCGACTAAATGTTTGGTCTAAGTCGGATGGTGTCCACGGTAATTCCACGAACAAAATGTCCTGTGCTGAAGTGAGCGTGTGCCCTGTCTTGGCTGCCTGAATAGACAACACAATGACTGGCGCAGTCTCTACGGGTTCATCTTGGAACCTTGCCTTCTGTGCTTCTACCTCCTCAACCGACATTCCGCCCTGAATACGCAAGTTGCCGAACTTTCTTGCCAATTCGTCAACAATGTCTCTGTGGTGAGCGGCGACTACCACCTTCTTGCCGTCGTCAATGCGTGACTGAACCCACTCCTCAACCATCGGCATCTTTGCTTTCGCTGACAGTCTCCTCAAAACAGACAACCTAACGAGATGTTCGTTACTTTCTGCTTTTATTCTCGCCACAACGGCCGCCGAGTACGGGCTCTCACCGAGTTCTATCGCTATCTCTTTGGCTCTGTCGGTTATGTACTTTATGATGTCTTGTTCTGCCTTGCGGTATTCCTTGAGCCCCGCCTCAGTACCCTCAACAACGAGTTGGCTGTGTATTACCGGTGGCAGTTCGGATAGCACCTGTGATTTGGTGCGTCTGATGTAGCAAGTTCCACGAAGCCGGTCGTTGAGTTCATCCAAGTGTGAATGCCCATTGATGTTCCACTGCCCGAACCGGTCTTGGAAGGCAGAGCAGTACCTTCTATAGAAACCCCACAGCCCACCGAACTCTTTGAGTTTTCCGATTATGTCTAATTGGCTGGCGTACTCTGCCGGTCTGTTCGTTACGGGTGTCCCGGTAAGGCATAAAACTATTCCATGTTTTGGTGCGCTCTTTGCCATCTTGATAGCCGACTTAGTACGCTGCGCCGTTGGGCTCTTTGCGTAATGTGATTCGTCGAATATGTAAGAATTGTGCGCAAGCAGTTGCTTTTCCCAGTGAGGGATGTTTGAGTAGCCGACAACCAGCACATCGTACGTCCGGGGCTCAGGTATCTCTCGCCGGTTGGTTACAACGGCAACCCGTCTGTGGGGTAGCCATCTATTCCACTCCGACTTCCAGTTGAGGACAAGAGATGGTGGGCAGACAACGACTGCTGGGTACACCTCGCTGTCCTTTGACGAATACTCCAGTGTCGCAATCGCCTGTATTGTCTTTCCAAGCCCCATCTCGTCTGCGATAAAACTTCTACGGGCTTTAGACGCATACTCCACGCCTGCTCTCTGATAGGGCAGCAGCGTTCCTTGTAGCAAGGGCACTTCTATGTCAGCGTCTGTCGAGCGTGATGCTTCTTTAAGTTCGTCTAACTTCTTGCCTATTGACGCAGAAACACCGTGAACTTCCGGCGATACAAGCACGTCAAATGAGTTAGCCCACGCAATCGCCTCACTGGATGAGGTAAGTGGCGCTCTCCACGCCATCTCCTTGTTATCCCAAGTAATTCCGGGAATTTGCTTCACCGCCTTGAGTACAACCTTGTCGTATGGGAATTGGATGTATGTCCAATCGCCCTTTACATATACACCCTTTCGTGATGCTCTCTTTGGCGCAGTGAACCTAAGCACTTCGTCTGTTATCTGAAACTCGTGCTTCATAGCGAATGCTCGCACCTCGTTAATCGAGGCCACGGGTGCCTTCCACAGTTTGTCCACCTTGTCCCACGCAGCCCCGGCTATAGCTTTAACCTCAGCCACCTGCGCTGGGTCGTACGGAAAGTCAAGGGCTAGTAGGTCGTGGTCAAGATAAAGTCTCACTGGCTCATCATACTTGCTAGGCTGGGCGCTATGGAAATAGATGCATCTTTAGAACAAGCAATGAAGTCGGTAATGAACTCCGTTGATGAAATAAATAAAAAACTTGACGCAGTTCAGGTGATACTCAACAACCTTGACGCTCGGGTTGCTGTCACAAACAATACTGCTGGCAAGACACTTGGCGAGACCAATCAGCCACTCGGTTCAATGAGGCTTGGCTAGAACAAACTGTCTTGGTTGAAATCACCGCTCAGGTTGCAAAAGTTGTGCCTGTACCGGAAAGCCTCAGATTCAACCGCATGAACCGTCTTTCCTCCACCCTTTAGCCAAACAGTAGCCAAGCGAAGAGAGTTGTTGGCGTTTGGGTCTATTGAGAAACCGCATACAACGCACTCAAAAAGTGGTGGAAGGCTCATACCACTATCTTAGCGGGGCTTGCTATCAAACGCAAGGTGTATCCTTGGTGTATGGATACTGACGATAAAAAGAATAAGAAAGAGGACGAAAAGCCTGCACGGGTTGTTCAGAAACCACGCCGCTCTTCTTGCTGTCCTACTCGCTAGACCAAAGTTGTTCTACGAACTCGTGAACTTTCGGCGGGCAATTGTCTCTATAGAACGGGTCAAGTAGAGAGCCGTTTAGTTTCTCCGCAATGCGAGGCTTGACATCCCACAGGTGATTCATATACATCTGCCCATAGCGCAAATCTCCACCCTCTACTAGTTGTCGCTCATAGTAGATAGAAACCATCGCTAGAAACTCGTTATAAGTGCTCATTGCGTTTCAGAATACCGCTGTTTCTGCTCAGGTGTTGCGGCAAGTCTTTCATAAAACCTGCGTTGTATCTTTCTATCTCCGTCTCTCCGCCCCAAACGCCAAAAATCTCGTTGTTGCTACGGGCGTAATCACGGCACAAAATAATTTGCGGACAATTAGAGCAAACTTTCTTTGCTTTTTCTTCACGGCGGACTCGTGACTGCGGTCTCTCCGCATTCTTGCCGTAGAACAAATACTGTTTCCCGCTACAGGGGATATCGCCTGTCGGTGGTGCGCTAACTCTTACTGCTAATGCTGTCATTTTACCTCAATAGTAGATTAGTGAATAAACGGCATCACGATAATTGGTGTCTGCTCGCCAATCCAAGCACCTACGACATTGTAGTCCACATACTCAACGGCTTCCTCAAAACTCATACCATCTCGCTCGGTACAAACCTTAATTAGTCCGTCATAGGAATAGACGGCAAGTAGTGGCTCGTTGATACGGCGTGACCAACCGATAAAGGCTTCGTCAAAGCCATCCATAAGCAAAGTGCTTTCGTCCATCTCCTCAAGTGCTTGCTGAATATCGGCACGGG